GCAGGGGCCGGAGCGGGTGCAGGGGCCGGAGCGGGTGCAGGGGCCGGAGCAGGTGCAGGGGCCGGAGCGGGTGCAGGGGCCGGAGCGGGCTGACCGTCCTCGCCCATAAACGCCGCCGTCAGGTGCGCGAGTTGAGACTGTGCAGCGGCGCAGTCGTTCGCGTTGTTAATCTCGAAGGTAATCTTCATGGGTTCGTCTCCTTTGCGAAACATGTTTTACGGCGGTTAGATTGCAGTGTCAAGGGGTGCCGCTGCCGTCATTGCGTGCCCCTCAATTTCAGCGATACTCGCTGTCTTCGTAGCGACGATGCGGTTCACCGCCACGTCGATAGAATTGGCCAAGGTGATGAACCGAGCGTGCACTTCGTTCGTCTGGCCGTAACGGTGCACACGTTTGATCGCTTGCGCGTTGCCTGCCGGAGACCAGTCGCTTTCGAGCATGTCGATCTCGCAACTTTCGGTGAGTGTCAGGCCCGTGCCTGCGACCTTGATGTTGCCGACGAACACCTGACAGGACGGGTCGTTCATGAAGCGGTGCACGGCTTCTTGCCGTTCGTGTTCCGGGGTCGAGCCGTACACTGCGACCGCGTTGTATCCGTACTTGTTAAGGTAGTTGCGAACGTGGAGCAGCGGCTCGGTGTGCCAGCAAAACACAACCCGCTTGCCTGCACCCGCGTCGAGTTCCATCTTCAACATGTCAGCGTAGGCTACAGCTTTGGCCTTGCCGACAAGCCTGCGCACCACCGCCATGTAGTCCGCAGAAAGCGCTTCGATATTGCCTGTCTCGATAGCGTCGATGATAGATTGTTCGAGGTGCGGGTACGCGTCCATCGCCTTCTCGATGTCGATGGTCTTGCCTTCAACGAGAACTTCCTTCAACCAGATCGGGGGCAGTTGCATACCGACATCGTTGTGCGTGCGGCGTATCGAGTTGTTGTAAATCAGTTGTTGAAGCTGCGCTGTCACCTCCGGCTTAGGAAAGTGGCGCGCGCTATACGTACCCATGCGCTTCTCGAAGAAGTAGGACACAAAGGTATCGGCGTCCATGTCGATAGCCTTGGCGAAGCGCAAGAACGTGTAGATGTCAAGCGGATCGTTGGCCATAGGGGTGCCTGTGACGTGCCACGCGTGCTCTGCCCACTCTACCATGCTGTCCTCGCCGGACGCTTCGTGCCCTAGCAGTGCGCGGGTACGGTTTGCGTTGACGTTCTTGAGATAATGCGCCTCGTCGAACGCAATGAAGTCTATGAACTCGCCTTCCTGTATGAACTTGGGCGTCCACTTGGTTGCTTGCTCGTACGAGGTGACGAGGATGTCGAAGCGGCCTCGGCTCCACGCAATGAAGTCGTGTATGTTCTTGCCCTTGCAGATGCGGCGCTCATACTGCGAGAACTTTCCGAACTCTACGATCCAGTTCTCTCGCAGCATAGCAGGGCACACAATGATACCGCGTTCACAAAGCGCCCGGTCGATAGCGCCGATGGTCGTGGCCGTCTTGCCGATGCCCATCTCGTCGTGCAGTCCGAACCGATCTCGACTGCACATGATGTTCGCGGCGTGCGCCTGATAGTCAAACAAATCAAGCGTCACAGCATTCGGCTCCGTACGATCTCGTGCAAACGCAGGCCGGGGCAGGATACGCTGACGTCCACGTCGTTATCAAAGTCAGCGGCAAAGATGTGCTTGCAGTACGTACCGATGTCGCGCTGCCAGTCGTAGTCTTGACGTCGTACGCGTACGAGCAGGACGTTGTGTTGCCCGAACTCACGGGAAGCGGCGTCTACTTCCTCTTGAAACCGAACGTCCGGTACGAGGATGTAACCGTAACCTCGGTAGTTCGTGGCGTGCTGCGCCCACAGATTTGCAAAGTAGTCTTCGCCTTCTTCGGTACGCATACGTTCTCCGTACTCGATGTACACTTCGCGCGGCGTCTTGCCGTCGAGACTCGATACGTTGAGACCTTGCCAGTCTTTCGCGCCACTAATAGGTTCGTCCTTGTAGTGCTCCATGATCTGCACGTGCGACGGCGTGCCGCCGTACTCAGCCATGGCGGCGAGCTTACCCGGCCACATGATGGGCAATTTACGCGCACTGCTTGCGTGCTCAATGAAACGATCAGCGATGAAGTCTTTGCCCACCTGTCGGGGGCCGTTCAATAGGATGATGCGGGTCACGTTACGCTCCTGTATCTGCATTGGCGTACGCTAGTCGCAACTCTAGGTCCGCCTTGGGGTTGAGGGTTTGGAGGATCGTGTCACCTCCGAACTTCGCAATCATGGCCGCTTCCGCACGGTCAATACGCTTGCCGCCTTTGACGCCACGAAACTTCTGTCGATCTGCTGGGAACAGTTCGTCGGCGCGGGCCATGATGGCACTGTCGTCCGCTTTGCTTTTGCCCGGTACCTGCAACACTTGCTTCCACGTCTGTGGCGGTACGGTCTCGATCACGATGCCCGAATAGAACGCGGCCATGTAGATGATGCCGACGCCGTACCCGAAGGTGAAGGCGTGCGCGGCGTTCTGTGCTTTGCGCCCACCGACTGCCTCCATGACGACGAGTTCCACGCCCATCACTTCAAACTCGTCGAACAGGTCAGCGATAGCGAGCGCGTCAACGCGCTTGCGCTTGCGCTTACCGACGGTCTGGTACCACACGGGCGTGTCGTATACTTCGCCGACAAGCGCGCGGCTCTCGGTATCGTACACCGCGAACGCACCTGACGATCCGGGGTCTATGCCAAGAACGAGTGTCATGCCAGCACACCTTGCGCGCAGTGCAAGAACCGACGTACACTTTCGATGTAGTAGTCTTGCGCTTCGACGCACTCAAGAAGGGTAGGAAACCTGTCGATCACAAAGTAACCGTTCGACGTGTCAAACAGTATCCAAATCGTGTCCATCTAAAACCCTCCTATCTGTCTCGCGGTCTTCGGGTACAGCTTCCACCACTTCGGGTGCGCGTCTTGGAAACGCCGCCACTCGTCGGACGTTAAGTCCGCTTTGACCGTGTTGCACGCCCGGCAGCACGGATACCATTTCTTTCCTCCCTTGCTCTGAGGGTGTAAGTGATCGCGGGTGAACGCGCGATCCGAAGGCGATGACGACTTCTCCAAATCGCGCTTGCAGTACAGGCAGTACGGCTTGCGTTTCTTTCTGCGCCGCGCCATTCAATTCAACAGCCCTCGTATTTCTTCGGGTAGTTCGCGGATCACACGACCCGGTGTCAGAGTGCGCTCGTCGGCCATGACGACTTCCGATGCGATGATGTGCAGATAGTGATGGCCGGGTGCCTCTTCGGGCAGGTCAACGTCCTTCATGTACTTTGCGTGCACGATCTTGAGTGGCAGTTGCTCGCGCTCTGCTAGCCGCTCAAGCGCTTGCCATATGCCGTCTTGGATGTTAGCGGGCCAGTCCTCGAAAGGCACGTCGAGCGCCCCGGACACAGGCACGTCGAGTTCAAACGTGCGTATCCCTGTTGTCTTATCGGCTTCCACGAGGTGATCCTTTCCTTCTGTCTGCTCTGTGCGCCGCCAAGCGCACTGCACGTTTGCTTCTATCTCGTTGCAGCGCGGCGTTGAGTTCGGCCCTGACGGCCATGATCTCGCCTAGCCTGCGGTCTGCGTACTCGCCGATCTTCCACCACACTTCGTCACGGTCGATCTCGGCGAGCTTATGGCGGGCGTCGAGCAGGGGTGCCAGTTCATCATAGGGCACTCCGATGTTCGACGCCAGCATTCTTGGAGGCTCGTCTAGCGCCTTGCAGATGCGCCAGAGGAACGTGTCATCGACGTTGGGAGGGCTTACGGTCCTTCTCGGCACTCTTGTCCTCCCCGCGCCTACAATACTGCTCTACCGGCTCGTCTCTGTCGCCCGCGATACCGCACTTCTGGCAGAACCAAGAGCCGCCCGCGTATGTCCGGGCCTCACAAGCCATCACGCCACCCGTTGCAGTTCGGTGCCGTCCAGCGCCGCCAGTCCGGCGAGCAGTTTGTTGGCACGTTCGACCAGTTCGCCGCGAAGCAACGAGTACTGGTCTTCGTCGGGGGCGAGGTGCGTCTTGCCCTTAATGTAGTTGGTGTACGTGCTGCGGGACACGCCGAGAGCTTCGGCCATGGCCGTGTCCCCGGCCCCGCACTCTTTGAGCGCCACGAAGATCGACGGATCGAGACCGTTCGCCGCCGCTTCGGCTTTCTCAGCCGCCTTGGCTTCTTTCTTCGCCTTGGTCTTGGCGCGGCCCGAAGGCTCTTTGTGCGCGTCGATCATCTCGACGATCTCAGACGCCGGGTCGTCCATGTCCAAGATTGCAAGTTGGATTACGTCGATCTCGTCGGTACCGATACCGAGCCGAGACGCTGCGGACCCTGCAAGGATGTCATCTTCCTCTTCGACGATGGTTTCGATGTCTTCGTACACCGCCATCTGATCGAAGTCCTTGCCGACGTGCGCCTTGATCTTGGCCACAACGCCCGCAATGTCGTTCACACTATCTGTCATCTTATTGTCTCCTGTGTCTGTGGTGTGTGCGGCGAGACGCGCTTCGACGTCCGCCTTTACGATCCCGGCGTTCGACAGAACTTGCACGGGGGTTTTGTCAGCGGTGAGCTGTTTGAACACCTCTTTCGCTGCGCTCTCTGCGAGTTTGTCTACGATGCTACGATCTGCATCGGTGCTCAGCCAAACTTGCGTTTCGATTGTGTTCTTTCCGAGCCAGTCGGCAGACAGTTGATCGTCCCACTTCTCAAGCGCGGCTTCAACCACGTCATCCATGCCGCTTTCGTAGTCGTCACGGGCGTTACCCTCTTCGGGTATCTCTTCGTATTCGCCGTTGTTGATCTCGTACATAGCGACTTGATCCATCAAATCAACGTGTATCTCGTGAGTGATCTTCTCCTTGGCGGTCTTGGCCACGGTGTCACCAACGACGCGCATTGCCAGTTCAATGTTGGGCGTTTTCTTAGGGTGAAGTTTCGGCGAGGCGAACGCGACGTCAAGCAGCGCGTCCTTATCGCCTGTGAAGTCTTGTACGTACATCGCTTCTCTCCTATCTGGTGGACCCGGTAGGGTTCGAACCTACAACCAAAGCGTTATGAGCGCTCTGCTCTACCGTTGAGCTACAAGTCCTGTCTGTACTCTATGATCGGCGCGGCTCACTTGCGAGCAGACGAAAGGGCCGCGCCGACTGTAGAGTACAGCTTAGGAAGCTGCCTCTTGACGCCACACGCGGACGCCCGCCCCCAGAGCCGGGTCGTCAACGGTCCGCATGGCGAACTCAAACCCTTCCGGGTTGTTCTTCTTAAAGCGCCGGATCGCACCGGACAGGCGGTTCGACACGGTGCGGGCCTTCTCCTTGAACACCTTCTCGCGCTCTGCCGGGTCTTTGATCGTCGCAGGGATCTCAACAGGCTCAAGGAACGACGCGCCCACGGGCATGGCCGCAAGTTTGCTGGCAGTCTCAGAGGTGCGCGAGCCGCGCGTCATTGCGGGGACGTCCAGTCCGGTGTCGAAGGTAAACTCGCCGCTCTTAACGGTCTTGGCGGCAGTCTTGGTAGCGGCTTTGTCGGCCATGGTTTCTCTCCTTTTGAGTTATGGTAAACTTGTTACCGTGTATCTACGTACGATCTGCGTTTGAGGATGTCAAGCGTTAATCGCCACCTTTGTTGTACACGTTCAAGCCTTCTCTGCGAAACGCCTCTATGACGATGCGCTCAAGAGCATCGGCTAGAACGTCGCGCGTGTCAACCGTCCAACGGCTGCGCTGCAACGGACCCTCCAATAGCTTCTCTGCCTCGCCTTTGGCGTCAAAGTCAATCTTGCGTGCCATGTTCTACCTCCTTGTGGCTTCGCTAAGGTACCAATCGCCGTTGACGTCCTGTACCATAGATTTAGGATACCAGCGCTGCCCGGACTGGAAGTTGGCCTGTTCCCACTGCCAGTACACGCGCTTAGCCCCGATCTCGGTCACTGCGGACCCTATCGGGCGTTTATCGTTTAGCGGCCTGTAGTCGGTGCTCCAAGCGAACACCTTGCCGCGTTGACGGAACGCGGTCATTATCCGCTCTCCAAATCGAATTGAGCGCGCATCATGGCTTCTCTCCTGTTGCGCAACAAGCCTTGCACCAAAGCGGCGTTTAGCTTTCGCGCGAAGTCAGATACCATAGAACGCTCAGCGTCGTGTAGGTCGTTACGATCTTCCCACACTTTGTTGACGTCGATAGGGTCGCCGTACAGACGGCGCATTGTGTCGCGCGGGTCTTCGCGCTTAGGTTTTCGTTTCCAAAAGCCCATGGCTTCTCTCCTTCTCCTTAGTACATGAAACTAATGAGACGGCGCGTATAGCGCCGCCCTTTTGGGTTCACGCGCGGTTGCCTTCCGCGTCAAATTCGTACTCATTGCACAGAATTGTTTCGTCTACCGCGTCGTCACTCATTTGATAGTCGTATTCCGCTTCAAGCTGGCGATAAATCCAGTTCGCAAAGTCGCGCAGAATGTCGGTAAGAGCTTCTTCTGTGTCGGCGTCAACGTCTTCCCAACCGTCACGATTGCGACCGACGCAAACGCTCATGCAACCGGAATGATAGTACCGCCCGGAATGTGTACACGCGGCCTCAAGCTGATAGAAGAAACGCTTTTGCAGTTTTTGAAGCTGCAAGGCGATAAGGTGCAAGTCGGTGTCGTGTGGTGCGTACTTGCGCACATCGTGCACGCTACCGATCTTGTAGGCGTAGTCGCCGTCAAAGCACGCTCCGTCACCTTGGCACGCAAAGCCGCTAAACCATATACGCGGTTCCGGGCGTGTAGAGCCGTTCACCGATTCGATCTGACGTTGGTTAATATCAATGCCAAGCAACGCGGCTACGCGTTCGGCGTCATCGTATACAAATTCAAACCACTCATCGTGCAAGCCGCATTCGCGCCACCAGTCCCGCGCCCGCGCTTTGGCCGCGTCGCTCAATTCGTCAAACTTGTAAAGTTCGCGTGTGGTTGTCTCAGTTCTCATGTCGTGTCCTTTCGTCTGCTAATTGACACAGTGACGCGCCGCCGCAACGGCGCGCTGCAATGTCAACCGTAAATCTTGCCGTCATCGCCAACATACAAATCTACGTTGCCAAACGCTTGCGACGCGTCGTCTAGCGCCGTTGCGTGGGGTTCGGGCCAATCGCCATCCCAGAACCCGGCCCCGTGGCCGCAACGTGTTAGCCAAAAGTCGTGCCCTGCCATTTCGGCTTGCGACGCGGTACCCGTGCTAGGCCCGTCATCGCAAAGAATGTGCGTTTCGTTAGCGATGTAAAACGCGCGGCAATCGGCACGCATAGCGGCCAAGGTTTCGCTGTCTATATCGTCGCGGTCAAAACGGTCGTCTAGCGGGTTTCCGTCATCATCGCACGACGCCCAAAGCGCTGCGACGATATAGGCGTCTGTAAATGCGGTTAGGCTGTCGCGTATCATGCTGCGTTGTCCATTTCGTTTTGCGCCATCTCTTGCAGTTCATCTACAAGCGCTTGCGTCGTTTCGGTCAACTTGGCGACAAGGAAGAAATACGCAACCTTAGCCGCAAATTCGTACACGCCAAAGCTATCGTCTACTGTGCTAGGCCCGTCCATTTCGTGCCATTGCGCTTCCGCGTCGCACAGTTCCGAATTGTCCATGACGTCAACGATCTTCATTCCGTAGTGCGTATAGATGCACCAATCCCAACCGTCTACCTCTTGCCAAACGGCGTCATATACGTCTAGCGCTTCAAGTTCATCGCTAAACGCTTCCCACGCGTCGTATGTGTTTTCGGTCGGAAATTCGGGCGTCAAGTCGCGCGCCGCCGCGTCGCAACGGTCGCATATGTCTTTATATGTCAGTTTGTCGGTCATTGTCTTTCCTTTCGTCTGCTATGCGCAATACATACGACACGACTAGACGCCTGTCAATACCCTTTTAGCAACTTATTGTGCGCAATGTCGTTTTGCCTGTCTAAACCGTACACGTGACTGACACACTCAAACACGTCTAACTGCAACATGCCTACAATGTAAACGCGCCGCCCGTTGTGCGTAATGTAAAACCGCCCGTCATAGCGCACGCGCCTAGAGTTGTAACGCCCGCCTAGCCGTATCTTGTCTTCTAAGATCAGCACGCAGTCGGTCCAGCCCTCACCCTTGGCCGTATTTGTCATAACACTGCCTAAAGGCCATTGGTGTAGATCATCTACGCAATCGCGCGTTAACGTTTCGGGCATCTTGCGAGTTTCTGACCGCTTGCGTCGTGTCGCTTTGGGCGGCAAGTCTGCCAAGGTCCAGCCGCCCACACCGCCCAGCTTGTCGCGCCACACTTTAGGCAGTCGGTTGCGCCGCCCCGCGCCACGGACAAACAGGCCGTCTTGATCCTTGAACACAAGTCGCTCGTTCCCGCCCACAAAGCACAACTTGATCCGCAAGCATTCATAGTCAAACTTGCCCGACTTGGCACCGTCCAGCCATGCAGACGGAATATCTGTCAGCTCTTGCACGTTGTGCAAAGTGAACGTTAAGGGCTTCCCGCTCTGTGTGGGCAATGTCAATTTGAGCATGTTGTGCAATCCGTTTGTTAGGTGCTTTCCGCCCGTAGTGTATATTATATCCGCATAGACCGCAACGCCCTAGAGTTAGTGTGCCTGCGCTTGGCGAACCCTGTCGGGGACGCCATTGCTGGTCACTGACCTAGGGCTAAGCGCCGGGATTGTTCTTTTTGTGCAGAGTGTGCAATTAGGACGCTGTGTGCAACAGTGGATTGTACAGTTTGTTGCAAGTTGGACGGATAGGACGAATTGTCGGCAACGCAAATCTGCAAACGCTTGCAACTTGCGCGATGCGCCCGCGACGTGCAATATGATCTCGCAACCGTGGCCGAATTGCGCACAACGTGCAACGCGCCGTGCACAACATGTAG